TGTTACCAATCAAGTCAGTTGTGTACCCCCATGGATAGTAAACTGCTGTATATGGATCAGTAGCAATTAAACCATGCTCGCCATCTACTGCCGCATTGTTTGTATTGTTACCCCAGTTGCTTAAACTTGTAGCATCTGGTGTTAAACGAGCTGGAGCGTCAGCAACGATAAATGCTGTTTGTCCGTTGTCTGTATTTAGACCAATTAGCTCGCTTACTGTTTCTAAATATCCTGGGCAAGCTAACAAGTTATAGATAACTGTATCTGGTTGACGGATATTTTGATTTGATTGAATTGTAGCGTTTAGTGCTTTTAGAACAACTGCACGTTGAGCTTTGCGACCAAACTGTCCAACACCATTTGTATCGTTTGGACTTTCTGTTATCCAACGATCTGGATAGTAGAATGACATTAGTTCGTTAGCTTTGTTAGGATTCATTGCTTGTGTATTCACATAACCTGCATGATATTTCTTAACGTTAAATCCTGAACGACGTGTGTTCCATAACAACATACCTTTTGGATATAGTTGGGCGTTTGGAGCGTCAAAATCTAAGAAGTTGCTTGATAATAATGAAACTATAGAATCAGGAGTACCAGCACCAGTTTGCGCACTATTGTTAGCTGAATTATTATTCCAACGAGCATCAGCAAAAACAACACCATTACCTGTTATATGGTCAGTGTTATCTAACAATACCCATGCCTTAGTCAAATAGTTATATTTGTAAATTTGTGGATACTGTTCTATAGTTGAAGTATCAATCCATAAATCACCATTAGCTAAAGGTAAACCTCCGCTTTGTGCTGTTGGTTTTGTAGCACTAACAATTGGACCCATTGGATCTGTTGTGCTGCCGCCAACTTGATTTTGTGTATAGTTCAAATAACCAACCCAGGCTGATCCATTATTAACCATGATATCAACATCTAAGTTTGTATCATACCATAATGTTCCGTCTACTGGATTACTTGTAATTGCTGTTGGGCTTGGTGTTGCAAATCCAGAACCGCTAACAGTTGATGCCCATTGTGTAGCAATGTAGTTATTTGTTACACCAGTTGGGCTTGTATACCAGTTGGTAGTTGTGGCTAGTGAGAAAATCTTACTTAATGGTACGCCAGAACCATCTACAAAACGCATATCACCACCAGCCATATGAGTAATAGTAATAGTGTTTGTTGATGTATTCAACGAAGCCATAATGTTAGGATCTGTTACAGACGAACTAAATGCTGTCAAGAATGATTGTGCATCAAGTGTTGCATTTTGTGAAACTGTAAATGTAACAGTTACAGGACTTGTTAAACTTGTACTGCCAATAGAACTTTCTTGAATAGTAAAACTATAAGTTTCATTATAAGCTGTACCAGTTATAGTTGCACTTGTAACGTTTTGACTTGCACTCACAGTATAGCTTGTACCATTTGTTGGAGTACCGGTAGCTGTTTGGTTAAGAGCATAAGTACCTGTTGAACCAGCACCGCTTACTAGAGCATTGATATAAGTTCCAGCAGTTACACTTGTACCACTAATTGCCATACCTACACTTAATGTTCCTGCACTTACAGACGTTACATTCAACACATTTAGTGAAATTGTTAATCCACTGATTGCACCAATTGTGGTTGTAATTGCCGCACCATTAAGTGTTGAACTCAACTGAATTGATGTACTACCTGGAGTTCCAATCAAATAGTATGTGCCTGATGAAATACCTTGTGGACTACTATATGTAACGGTTAGTGTCAAACCAGTACCACTTGAAATACTTGGTGTTGGTGTTAATGGTGTTGTTATATATGTTCCAGTATATGAACCACCACTTAATAATGTTACTGCGGCTACTGCACCATATGTAGTACCATATGTAGCTGTTACACTTCCGCTGAAACTTGTTGAAGTTGTAATAGCTGAACCATTGTATGTAGCAGATAATGTTAATGATGTTGAGCTAGTAGTAGTTGCGGCCACATAATAAGTTGTACCGCTATTAAATGAACCAGCCGCACCAGATAATGTAATACTAGTGCCTTTTAATAATGATTGCGCTGTACCTAGTGTTAGCACACCACCTGTACTTACTGCTGTTACACCAAATGTACCAGTAGTTAATGTTGGTGTGAATGTACTTGTTCCGCTTGGTGAACCACTTGAAACTGACAATACATCAGTTGAGCTGTATGCCAATGCTTGTGTTCCGCCAATTGCGGCACTAATTGCACTTGCGGTACCAGTGCTTGTTACTGTTACAGGCATGCCAGCTGCCAATGTGTATGTAGCAAAACTACTGATTGTAATATTACCTGTTGTAGTTGTTGTGTTTACTGGTGTTAGTGTTGCACCTACAGTACCTACAAATGTAGCAGAATTAATAGCACTAATTGAAGTGCCAGTTGTTACTCCACTACCGCTTAAAGTCATACCAGCTAGATATGTACCTGTTACAGTACCTGTTGGTGTGAATACAGTACCTGCTGTTGAACCGCCAGCACCGTTACCAATAATACCTGTTGCACTAGCTGTGCTACTTACTGAACCTGGGAATGTACTGGCTGTAATTGCATTAGAAGTAATGCTAGTTGCACCTGTTCCAGTACGTCCGTAAATTTTGAAATCTGCTAGCGGGCTAGCGGCTTCTGAATCGTTATATTTTACATAAACAGTTCCAACTGGAATATTTACACCGCCACCTGTTGGATCTAATGTAGCCATTGCTGATTGGTTATTAGCAAAAAGTGATACTGGTTGTTGAATCCATGTGCTTGTTGCCGCATTGTATTTTTTAATAAACCAGTTAGCACCTAAGTTAACACTTGTAGTTTTGATCCAAATACTACCAGTTGGTGCACCACCAACATAGTTAGTCTGATCATAATATCCATATAATGGTACTGAATAATGTGGGCTAGTTTGTAATTGTGGGCATAGATAACTACCAGCTGTAATACCTAATGTTGTTAAAAGTGTTCCAGCAATAACGATATTACCACTATTAGCACCAGTTCCGTTTGAATACAAATTTAGGAATCCGTTGATTACTGCGGCGTTAATACCTGCAATACTTGCGGCATTAATTGCTGTTACTAGAGCTGAAACAGTTGATGCACCAGTAACTGTATTACCATTGATAATAATTGTACCTGCGTTACTGATTGAACTTGGTGCGGCTGTACCTGTAATTGTTGGCCAGCTAGCTACCCAAGCACTTGTTCCAACTTCTACCCATGTACCTGCGGCTGTGTTGGTTAATGGCTTCTTGAACCATAGTTTGTTCCAATTTGATACAGCAGTAATAGCATAATCGCCAACTTGTCCATAACTTGTTAAAGGAATGTATGATCCATTTACATAAAGAGGATTTGTAATTACGCTTAAATTACCAACACTACCTTGATCTGTAAATAGCTGTCCGCCTGTTACTGTAGCTGGATTGCTATTCCACTGGAATATACCAAAATGTGTATCGGTTGTGTCAAACCAAAATGTGCCATCTGCTGGCGCACTTGTTGGGATAACTGTTGTACCGATCAATTGACTTGTATCTAAATTAGCACGTACAACGTATGCACGATTACTTACGCCTAGGAAGCTATAAGCGGCTTCTAAACCATACTCGTTTAGTTCGCCAGCGTTGATCGGATTGTTTTCTGCATCTGTTTGGAAATAAGGAATACCAAAAGTATTTCCTAAATCTGCTTGACTTGTTAATAGATAAACTTTTCCAGCATTTGCCGCTAGTGTTCCTGGAGCAATGCCTGTTCCAGCTGAATTCATTTTGTTTGCTTGACTAGCAACAATAATTAGGGGTACGGTGCCAGGAGCTGCCGGTGTGTAGAAACTCTCATCTACTACTGTTACGCTTATTCCTGGTGAACTTAATTGAGCCATTGTATTATCTCCATGTGTACATGTTCTTGTATGTATTTATAGCTTTTGGACAAAAGATAGCCGATATGTACCACTTAAAGGTCTCAAAAAGGCTTAAATAAAAGCATGAGACCTTTGTGTACCTGCGGGCTAAACCCTGTATCTATAAACTACTATCGCAATGGTAAACCCTATTATAGAAGCCAATGCGGAGCATGTTTACGGGGAGTACGTCAACCAAGATGGGTGGCAGCCGGATATAAAAAGAAATCTAGCTGTGATAAATGCGGATATCGCAGTCCACATTCAGAAGTTTTTAATGTATTTCATGTAGACGGCAATCTAAATAATTGCCGGCATGCTAATCTTAAGACTGTGTGTTCAAACTGTCAGCGGACTCTTCACAAAGAAGGCGTGACATGGCGTCAAGGGGATCTGGTCCCAGATTTATAAGTGCTTGTACTTGTTGATATAAGTCATCGATAGTACCGTCGTTTTCTAGTACTGCATCAAATTTAGTACCAACCCAAGCAGTCTCCGATGCATGGATTCCTAACTTTTGCATACGGGTTTTAGCTAACATATAATTCATACATTTATCGCCAGCGTTCATATCTGCGGCATCTCTATACCAATCAGGTTCAGGACCTCGCTTTACACGGATAACAATACCGCCAGCATTTTTGATTGATTTAATTTCATTAGGAAAACGGCAATCGCTGATTACGATATCGTCTTTGGAGTTGCGTAGTTTGTTTTCCAAGCTGGCAATCCACATATCATCATGGAATCCATTACGACAAACTTCTGTACCCCACTGCTGTAGTATCCAACGTGGTGTGAGTTCAGGCATATTTAAGCGCTCTGCCCACCAAGCATCTACTTGTTCTCTCCACTCACGGGCTTGTTTTGTGCGGCCTTCTAGCATGGTACGATCCCAGCCGAATACTACACTGACGGCATCTTTAAGAGAATTGGCAAATGATTCTCGTCTATAACCATGAAAATTAACTAGATAATCGGCAATAGTATCTTTGCCTGAACCAATAAAACCGCACACGCCTATAATCATAGAGCCCCCTAATGTTAGCTCTAGTATATAACAGTTTTATTACAAGGTCAAGAAATTTCTTAGCCAAGAACGAAATAATAACCGGTACCACCGGCTACTAGGGTTTCCAATTCTTTATCTAATTTTTCAATTTCTTCTTTGCCTTCTCCAAGCAATTTATCTCCGTTAAGAGATATTGGACTGCCTGGTCCTGCTATACTGCCAAATTTACCACGGGCTTGACCTAATATCATTTTAGCAGTGGCTAAAGTATAGTCCTTTAACCATTGTTTAGCATAAACATCTTGAAGCAAAACCCAGTCAGGACGGAAATTATAACTTTGTACAAGAATCTGTTCACCTTGTGCAAACGGGCGTTGTAAAATATCTAGTAAATGGCTAGTTGGTTTCCACAAAAATTCAATGTAACTACCAAACATACGTCCAACTAGTTTTTGATAACCAGCAAATGCATCATAAGTTGCTAGTCCGCCCATCATACTACCTGACATTAAATAGGTGTTTGTATAAGCTAGGTTAAACGGTTCAAATAAAGTACCACCTGCACCAATACCACTTCTTGAGCCAATAGCTCTACGAAACACTTGACGTACTGTGATAACTTCATCAGGTAGTCTGTATTCATTTTGATCCTGTATCAGTTCTAAGAACAAATAGCTTTCCTCTACAGCATTAGGACTACGTTGTCTGTAGCGATTTAAGGCACGATCTAGTGCCATTTCATAATGCTCAGGATCTAATTCTACCTCAATCATGCCATCACCTAGCATTTTTCTTACATAGTCAAAGACTTTGTTTCTTTCGTCTGTCGAATTGCTTTGCGTGGTTGGTGCTAAATCGTCCATAGTTTTGTCCTCTTACTATATTTAGCTGGCGATAAATATGTTACTATGCCAAGACTCAGCCTTTACCGTCCAGAAAAAAGCAACGATTACAAGTTTATCGATCGTCAAGCCAGCGAAATGTTTCAAGCTGGCGGAACTGATGTATACTTACATAAAGTTTTAGGTGCAAATACACTGCCAGAAAATGCTACCGCAGATCAACCTCATTATGCTACCAATTCAGTTACTAATATTCAAGATTTGCTATTCTTAGAAAATCGAGATAGTACTTATGATACACAGGTGTATAGGATTAGAGGTTTGTACAACGTACAAAATATTGACTTTAATCTAAGTCAGTTTGGCTTGTTTATTGATAATGATACATTGTACATGACTGTACATATTAATGATTTTATAAAATATGTAGGACGCAAACCTATAAGTGGTGATGTTGTAGAACTTCCACACTTGCGTGATGATTTTGCACTTAATGATTTTGATTTTAGTCTGCCTAGATACTATGTGATTGAAGATGTAGGTCGTGCTAGTGAAGGATTTAGTGTTACTTGGTTTCCGCATTTATACAGATTAAAACTTAAACGTATAACCGATAATCAGAAATTTGCCAGCATCTTTAATGAACCAGCAAAAGATGCCAATGGCGATCCAGTAGCTAATACCACACTACGCGATTTGTTAAGTATGTACAACACTGAGTTAAATATTAACGATCAAGTAGTTGCACAGGCCGAAGCAGATGCTCCAAAAAGTGGTTACGAAACA